TGGGTTGTCGTGACAACACAGGTGGTATCAAAAACATTTATATCTTATCTGGTTCGATCACAAGCATTTCAGGAAGCCAAGGTTTAATTACTTCGATTTCCGGTTCAGGTACCTACTATCAATTCCAGTTGTTTAGACAAACGTCTAACTACAGTGAGGAGATAGTAGCTACTCCTGAAAATGGTACAGTAGTTTACAACCAAACTTGTAACGCTGTATTCTTTAAAATGCAGACTTCAGTTCGTAACCAAGTAAGAGTATTAGCTCAAAACCCTAACTTATCAATTGTTATTGAAACTAACAATGGTAGTGAAAATGGAGCCGCTCGTTGGTTCTTGATGGGTCAAGTAAACGGCGCTCAGTTGTTGAGTGGTACCAGTGCAACTGGAACTGCATTCAGCGATTTGAACGGTTATAACTTGGTTTTCTCAGGAAACGAGCCTAATCCAGCTTCAGAAATTAGCGGTTCAGCTACTTCATTCACTGGTTCATTAAGCGGTATTACAATTACCTCTTACTCAACTACTCTTTAATCTTAAAATAAACCAAAATGGGGGTTGCGCATATGCGTTAACCCCCTACTTGGTTGAAAGTAAACTATGCTACAGTTAAACGTTTCTTCAGCAACAAATTCAAGTGCGGTTTACCCTGATGTGACAGCATCTGCTGGTACAACTCAGGTATTACTTGACTTTACTCAATCCTACGATTATTCTACTAAAGGTGATGTAATTGCCACTTTAATTAATACTCCAAGTCCTACAAATCCTTGGTTAGTATTTCAAGTTACAGGTTCAACATTACCAACAGCCTCAGGACAATATAATGTTCAAATTTGGGAATTTAATCCAGCAAGTACTTTAGGTACTTGGGGAACACAAGCTACATTATGGGTTAATACTTCTAATTTATGGTCTGGAGGAGGAGCATATGTTAAAACAAGATTGTTGTCAACTGATAGAGCGTTTGTTTCAGGCAGCAATGGAGTAGATACAACAACATATTTATTACCGACAAACGGAGGTACTTATACTACCTATAACTATCCATAATAATGAGTGAAAATAAAAAATATACATTCAAAACTATTCCCCGTTCTAATGGAACTAATCAACGTATTAGTTTAGTTGAACGTAAAAATCAATTTTTTATTAGTTTTGGTGCTGATAATGGTTTCCCTAATAAATTGATTGATTTAGTTAACTATTCATCAATTCATGGAACTTGTGTAAACGCAACAGTAGAGGCAATTATTGGAAATGGTTTAACCTCCAATATGCCTAAAACATTAGATTTTGCTAACTCTGAAGGCGAATCTTGGAATGATGTTTTCAAGAAAGTAGCTAAAGACCTTAAATTATTCGGTGGTTTTGCTTTAGAAATTATCTGGTCTAAAGATAGAAGCAAGATTGCTGAAGTATATCACATAGATTTTTCATACTTACGTGCTAAAGAAAAAAACTTTAGAGGTAAGATTCCAGGTTATTACATTTGGGATGAATGGAATGGAGTTAGTTCTTATGTAAATCAATCATTAGAAGACATTCCATTTTTACCAGTATATAACCCATTAAAAAAAGACGAAGAACCAAGTCAAATTTACACTTACTACTCATATCGTCCTGGTATGAAGTATTATCCAGTACCTGATTATGTTGGTGCTTTAAAAGTAATTGAATTAGATGCACAAGTTGATAACTTCCATTTAAATAATATTACTAATGGAGTTGTTCCATCTTTAGCTATTACTACATTTACTAATGCTAATGATGAGGAAAGAGAAGCAATTGAAATAATGCTTCGTAACCAATATGGCGGAACAGAAAATGCTGGTTCATTAATTTATATGGACGTTGATAGTCCAGAAAACGCACCTGTAATTACTCCTATTGACTCAAATGGAACAGATGTGTATTATACCACTATAAACGATTTAGTAACGCAGAAAATATTAACTGCACATAGAATCACATCTCCTATGATGCTTGGTATTAAAACCGAAGGACAATTAGGAGGAAGAGATGAAACAATGGATGCTTACTTATTGTTTACAAATACAGTAGTTAAACCATTCCAACAAGCAATTTTAGATTGTTTTGATGAAATTTTAAAAATCAATTATGGTGATAATTACATACTTGGAGTTGAACAATTAAAATTATATTCTGATGGTAAAGAAGAAGTAGATGTAGTGACAGGACAAGAATCAGAAGTAGGAGAAGATAATATCTTGGAAGCACAAATCGAACGTGCTGATAGATTAAATGATCCTAATATCAATCAAGCTGGACAAGAACAACCAATAAACTAAGACAATGACTGATACTTTTATAATTTCAGAAGAAAACCTTAGACAATTTACAGATATCAACAACAACGTTGATTCTAAATTGTTAAAGAATGCTGTGCGTGAAGCACAAGATATAGACATCCAACGTTTGTTGGGTACTAAATTATATGAGGCTATTTTAGGCAAAATTAAAACTAATACCTTAACAGGTGATTATCAATTTTTAGTACTTAATTATGTTCAAAATGCTTTACTTTATTTAGCATATTACTACGCCTTAGAAGACATTTATATCAGACCTCGTAACAATGGTTTGTTGTCTCCTACAGGAGGTGAGAATAGTGAAAAAGTTGATGGAACTTGGTACAACAGAAAAAGACAATCTGTTGAAAATAAATCACAATTTTATCAAGAAAGATTAACTAACTACTTAATTCAGAAACAAGGTAATTTCCCAGAATTAAATGGTAACGTAGAATTACAACAGTTGTATCCTGATTTTGGAGTTCAATATCGTAGTCCTATTGTAATGAGAAGAAATGGAAGAGGATATCATGCTGGACAAGCTCGTGAATGTGGCTTACCAATTTATGATTCTCGTTATCCTCAGTTTCCACAATATCCTTATAGATCATATCAAAATAACGTATCTAATTTTTAATATATAATGGGAAGAAATTTAACCAACTTATACATCAGTCAATCATTCCAATTTTTAACTCAAATAAGTGGAAGTGAATTACAGACTGGTTTAGGGGACACAATCACAGGTAGTTTATTAATAACTGCCTCAAGAGCAGATAATGCTACTTCTGCTTCATTTGCAGCGACTGCTACAAGTGCTTCGTTTGCCTTAACAGCAACAAGCGCCTCATTTGCATCAACAGCAACATCATCATCTTTTGCTTCAACAGCTACTTCAGCTTCACAAGCCGTATCAGCATCATTTGCTATCACTGCATCTTATGCTTTAAATGCAGGAGCTACTGTATCAACAGCTTCATTATTAACTACTGCAAGTGCAACAGCTAACGTAATTACATTTACAAAAGGAGATGGTTCAACATTCCCTGTAACTATAGCTACTGGATCTGCTGTTTCAGCATCATATGCTACTACAGCATCATTAGCGTTAAATAACGTTGTAACTTCGTCTACTAACAATGCAACTATTACATTCACTAAAGGCGACGGTACTACTTATACTAACGTTATAAACAATGTAGTAAACGCTACTTCAGCCAGTATAGCAGTATCTGCTTCAGTAGCAGTTTCTGCTTCAAGAGCTACAAGTGCAGCCACTGCAGATACAGCCACTACAGCTTCTTATGTATTAAATGCAGTTTCTGCCTCATACGCAGTTTCAGCATCACAAGCACAAACAGCAATTAGTTCATCATACGCTATTTCAGCCTCACAAGCTCAAACAGCAGTTAGTGCTTCATTTGCAACAAGTGCTTCAGTAGCAGTAACAGCTTCATTTGCAACAAATTTCACTGCTTCAAATATTTTAGTAACAGGATTAGCAACTATTGCTTCTGCCTCTATCTCTAATTTGACAGTAATATATGAAACTGCTTCAGTTATTTACTCAAGTGGTTCAAACCAATTTGGTGACGCGTCAAACGACACACAAACTTTATACGGCGTAGTAGATGTTAAAACAGGACCATTAATTGTTACTGGTTCAACAATATCAACTACAGGATTTACAGGATCATTAGCTGGTACGGCCTCGTACGCTAACAATGCTTTATCTTCAAGCTATGCTGTAAGTGCTTCACAAGCACAAAACGCAATAAGTTCAAGTTATGCTGTAACAGCATCATTTGCTTTAAATGCAAGTGTTAATACTGGTTCTTTATTAACCACAGCTTCAGCAGCAGGTAACGTAGTTACTTTCACTAAAGGAGATGGTTCAACATTCCCTGTGACAGTAGATACTGGTTCAGCTGTTACAGGACCAGAATATGGCTTCCAAGGTTTATCTTCAGGAAGTAATGTTCCATTATTTACTTTCAGTGACACAAGTAGTGCAACAGGTATTCCTATTTTCTTTACAGCCTCTGACGGTACTCCAATTCAAATATATGATCAAGCTTATAACTCAGGTTCAATTTATGCCAGTTATAATTTAGGATTTAAAACAGCTCAATATGCTAATGATAACAGAGGAGGACAAGGTAACTTAATATTTGGAGGTTACAATCATAGAGTAACCAATGGAGGAGGATTTGGAGTATCATTATCCCCACAAGCTATGACAATGCTTGGAGGAAGAGAAAACGTGTTTGGAGTAGGTAGTGCGGGTATTGGTTGGGTAATGATTGGAGGTTATAGTAATAACCTTGGAAATACTGATGGTTCAGGTCAAGCTGAAGATGGTCCAGTGTTAATTGGAGGAAGATATAATTCTTTAGGTGCAAGCACTGGAGGAGGTATATTTGCAGGATATGAAAATACACAACGTTCTAATACTGATGCTTCTGTTATAATTGGAGGTAAACAAAATAATTTAGCTGCAGATTGTCAATTTGGTGCTATTGTTGGAGCTTCTAATTCTACTTTAAATAGTGGATATTGTGGAATTTTTGGAGGATATTATAACGTTCAAGCTGGAAGTTATAACTGTTACATTTATGGAGGACAAGAAAATAATATTCAAGCTAACTCTTATAATAACAACTCTATAGTTGGAGGACAAAATAATACTATCCAAGCTATTACAGATACAAATAATCCAGTTGGAAGATTTGAACCTGGTACTTCAATTATAGGAGGAAGATTTAATACAATTTCTGGTTCAACTCACTTTAGCCAAATTATAGGAGGTAATAACAACTTAATGACACACTCAGGTAGTGTTATTTTAGGAGGTTCTAATATTACTTCATCAGCACATAATACAGTATATACTCCTAACTTAGATGTTACAGGTAGTGCTAAAATAACAGGAAGTGTTTACATAGATGCAGCGACTCAAGCCTTTGCTATCTCAGGTAGTTTAGGTTCGAGTGAAATGTTTGTTATTGATTATCATACAAATGGAGCAAGATTTTTAAGTAATAGAAGTAACAGTGTATTACATTTAGGAACTCCTAATAAAACAGATATACTTTCACTTGGAAGAAACGCTGGAGTAGGATTATTTGGTGATGCTTATGAACCTGGAACTCCTTATTCATTTGGTAGTAATAGTGCCACTTGGAAAACAGTTGACTTTATTCTTAGTGGTTCATTAACAGTAACAGGTTCAGTATCAGGAAATGTATTAGGTAATGATACAGACACTTATACTTCTTCACCACGTGTACAACAAGTAGTAACATTAACACAAGCAGAATATAACGCAATTGGTTCACCAAATGCAAATACATTGTATATTATTTCAGGATCTGTTCCAAACGCTACATTAGGTTCAAACACATTTGTTGGTAATCAAACAATAACTGGTTCATTAACAGTAACTGGAGGAATTACAGGAAGTATATCAAGCGCTTCATTCGCATCAACTGCTTCATTTGTTACAACAGCTTCATTCGCATCAACTGCTTCATATGCTGTAAATTCAACCTCAGCATCATATGCTTTAGTAGCTACAACTGCTTCGTATGTTAACTTATCAACTATAAACCAAAATGTAACATTTAGTGGTTCAGTAAGAGGAATTGTAATTTCAGGTTCAACTACCTCAAATACAGCATCACTTGATTTTTCACTTGGTAACTTCTTTACATTAAACACCAATAATATATTAAACACTTATATTGAACCTATTAATGTTCAACCAGGACAAACAGTTAACTTAGAACTCACTTATCCTGCTTCAGCATCAGCTATTACATTCCCATCATACGTGAAACAACCTTCAGGAAGTGCTTATTCTCCTTCAGGTGCTAATACAACTGATGTTTTAACATTTATTGTATTTAGTAATACAAGTAGTGTTTATTTAAGCAATGTTAAAAACTTAATATAATATATGTTTACTCCATTCGCATTCGTAAAAACAGTATCAACAGGAGGAGGAGGACGTACAGACATTCCTCCTTACAATCCTGTACTTTATTATGATGCTTCTAATACAACTGTTGGTAATGCAACTAACTATGCTTTTAATGTTGTAACAACATCATCAAATAATTCTAATACAGGTTCAGTATCAGCTAATGGTCCTATAGATTATACTTCTGGTCAATATTGGACAATGACATATCCTGATCGTTTTATTTTAGATAATAGCAATACATCTTCATTCCTAAATTCAATGGGTAACAATGAACATACTATTGTAATAAGAACATATACTACAAGCACAACTCAAAATGATTTTATAGGTAACTTTACTGATGGAGGTATTATGTCAATGTTTTTTAGTTCTAAACTTAGGGCACACGTTGTAAATACAAGTAGTTTCTTTGTAGTAGACTCAGCAGGTACTGTTACTACAAATACTGAAATTTTTGTAGGTCAACGATTTAAAAACGTTGGAGGAGGAAATGGACAATTAGATGTATTTTTAGCTAATGATATCACAAGTGCTATGACTAAAACATCTGGAACGGCAGCAGCTGCTACTTTTGGAGGTGTTGGTTCATCTGTTTTACAGTCATTTGGTGCAGGAGGAAGAACTCAAGGTATGAGTGGAAGATTATATAAAATAGCTATTTATGACACAGCCTTAACAGATAGTGAAATTGAGGATGTTAGAGCGTTTATGGATTAAGTTTAAATTATTTAAAATAAAATATGCCAATATACTTAGGAAACACAGAAATAGGAAGTGAATATGTTGATTCTTATCAATTAGGAAACATGTATTTAGGAGGTACTAAAACTCAAGGAGGATTAACAGTATTACCTATTCCACAAAGTAATTTAATATTCAATGTTAATGCTAATTTAACATCATCATATCCAGGTTCAGGTAGTGTTTGGTATAACACAGGTACAACAGGAGCACAAACAGATTTATTGTTTACTGGCTCAGTAAGTTTTGTACAAGGAAATCAATATACTTCTTCTTATTTCCAATTTAGTACAGCATCATATTATTCAACAGGTATTATTGTTGGTCCTGTAACTAATAGAACTCAATGTGCTTGGATTAACACAAATGATCTTTCAAGTGATTTTACTTGGTTTGGATATGGAAGAGGCTCATCAGGTACTGATTTAGGTGTTTCCAGAATTAAAACACAAAGTGATTTAGCTTATTATCAAACTACTAACTTTTTATATTATCCTTCATCTTCAATAGCTGGTGATGAGGGACAATGGCTTAATCTTATAGGAGTTATGGATGGTACTATAGGTTATTTATATGTTAATGGAGTTTTAACTGACCAATCAAATATTACATCTAATACAAGATCAAATAGAGCTATTTTTACAGATACTAATCTCACAGGTAAAATAGCTATGATGTCACTTTATGATGTAGCTTTTGATGCTTCATCAGCGGCTACTTATTTCAATAACACTAAAGAATTATTTGGATACTAATGGCTAAAACAAAATTAGGTACCGTAGCTAAATTCAAGCCTAAAACCAAGAAAAAAGGATCCGCATTTAAACAAAGCGGACCCAAAGATAAGGCTGTCTCTAAGTATAGAGGACAAGGACGTTAATTAGCTAACGTGTAATAAGTTTTACCATCACCTGACTCGTATTTAGGAGTAGGTTTTTCTACGTGTAGAGCAGATGTAACTCCAATTAGAGTTTGTTCTGTTAATACATTTAATTGCTCAGGCGTACAGCAATCATTCAAGTAAAACAGCATATAACCGTCATTAAACGCCTCAAACCAAAACACGTTCATGCCTTGCGATACCATACCATATAGTGTATAAAAGTGGGCATTTTCAATCATAATACCTGTTTGGTCTCTATTATTATCTTTAATGTTTAGTTCTTTAGCTACATTAACAAACACGTAGTAATCTTTATCTTCAGTATCTTTAGCAACAAATGAAATAGGTGCTGTGTCTGGAGATGCTACTTCAAATGACTTAAAACGACTGCCTAACCAATCATTAAAAATTTTAGCTTTCTCTTCATTAGTGAATTGTGTTTTCATATATAAATAAATACGCTGTAATATAATTAAAGTCGCTGAATGAGACAAGCTTATTAATATTTACCGTTTGTAATGCTTTCGAGAAAACTGGTATTACAACTGTTTTCAATTGAACCTCTGTAAAAGGAGGTTCTTTTGTTTTAACCTTTGCCCCCTTAGGTTTGGCCTCCCCAAAATATTATGTTATTATTATAGTAATAAAAGTCATCACTAATTATATGTTACCAAAAGTTACTAAATTTAAATGTTGCAAATGCGCTGAATGGAAAGTGAAAGATGCGTTTGATGAAAGAGAGTTTACAGATGTTAGGCCAAATAAAGTATGTCTGAAATGTGAGATAAAGCAGATTAAAAATGATGCTGCTATTGAGAGAATGAAGGCTGAAATGGATGCTAATAAGAAACTTAAAAAAGCAGAAGATAAAGTACAATATATTCAGTCACTTAAATTTCCAGCTAAAACAGTATTACCAAATACATTTAAATCAGATAAATACGGTGCTGTATGGATGAGAAAAGATGATCCATTCAATGCTTATAAGTTAGAAAGAGGTAAATACATTAAATACAGAAACGTTACTTGTCAGTTCACTGGTAAAACTAAAATTGTTGTAGACTGGAAATATGGGGGTCAAAAATGGTATACATTAGAACAAATGTATAGATGGATTTGGGATTAAAAGTAATTTCTTTATATAAAACTTGCTATTTTTAATCCAGATGCATATAGTTATAATCAACAATGGATTACACTAACTTAACAGATGATGAAAAACGTGATCTAATTAATCACGCTATCACAAGACATTATTCTAAGATGTTAAAGGATGAGAGGAGAATAACAAGCTACAATTATCACATTTATTCAGATTTATTAAGTTTCTGTTTAGAACAATTCTTAACTAAGAAACCACTTGAATATCAATTCCAGTGTGCAGTGATTGATGACAAAATCTTAAATTATATGGGTCGCTCAATGTCACTTAATTTAAAATCCAGTTCATCACCTTATTGGAATCAAGTTAGAAAACAATCATATAATTTCAGAGGCGTATATTTGGTTGAAACTGATGCTAAAGAAAAACTTAGAAGAGTAGATAAAGAAGAATTAGATCATATTGATGAAACTTTTGATTTACCACTACATCAGATAGATCCAGTTGAATGTATTAACCACGCTATAGATAATTTAAATTTTTATTATAAAGCTCTTGTTAATGAATATTTCATAAATGAATTAACATATGTTGCAATTCATAAAAAATATGGCATATCAGTTGCCAATGTAAAAAAAGCAATAGAAGAAGGAAAACAATTAATTAAACAACAATGTCAGCATTTCAATTTATAATAACGGCGATTATATCATCAGTCGCAACATTTACCGCACCTAAAATAATAGCGCGTATTAGACGGTTTAAGCGCGTTAAAAAACAAAAATTAAACGAGTTAATACGTGCCGAAGTAGAAAAACAATTAAAAAATATTATCAATGATTGAGTTATTAGGATTAGCAGTATTAGGAGTAATGATAGCTGAATGGTTTCAGCCATTACAATGGATTAAAAATTATTTTAAATTATACAACTACAAAGCAACAAGTTGGTTATACTGTTGTAAATGTGTTTCATTCTGGTTAGGATTAGCTGTCACCTTTAATTTGGCTTCAGCAGGAGTAGTTTGTATATTTGGATATACTATAAGTTATTTAATTGATTTAATGGACAGACACAGATATGGCAGCTAAATTTTATCCCGCAAAAAAATTATGGAATGAAAAATACAAAGGTATTTATGGTATTTTTGATTCTGAGACAGGTAATGCTTTATACATTGGAAGTAGTAGAGCTATTAACAGACGAGTTGACAGACATAGATCAAATATTAAAAATTTGAAATATGCTGAACAATGGCATCCTGGTCAATTAGATTTATACAAATCATTATCTAAACATTCAGGAGTATTTTTTCAAATTATAGATGAATGTGAAAAAAATGTTATGAAACAATTAGAAAAATTTTACATAAAAGTATACAAACCAAAATATAATATTAACAACTGTGATTAATTTTAATGAACAACTAACACAAGCAGATGCTTTATGGATTCTAAATGATTTAGTACCAACAGCAGGTTATAGAATTGACCATAAAACATTAACAAACTGGGCTAAAGGACATAATTTAGCTTTTAAAGAACAAGTAGGTATACCAGGTTGTAGCTGTGAATACACTGCTACAATGCGTGTTTGGCAAGGTCGTATAAATCAGTATGACCCACAAATTAGAACTATTGCATATCCTCCAGTTAAAACTGAAACAGGTGAAACAGGAATTAGTAATGGTAAACCTAAAACATCAGCTAAAGCAGGACGTAAACCTAAAGCAGCGAGTGGACTAACTGACTAATGAGTACTCCAGAATATACAAGTAAACAATTTCAAGTATATCTTGACCCTCATAAAGCTTGGGAGGTTATAGAATATAAATCAATGGGTTATGATAGAGACATTGATGAACTTTATCCAGAATCATTCTTGATAGAAAAAAAAGTATTACGTTATCAGGAAGAAATAAAGTCAACATTACTACCTGATGAACAATATGTTTTATTAGAAGGCAAGTGTGATGGTTATGCCATAACATCATTTGGTAGGGTACTGAATGTAGAATACAATAACCAATGTGTTGTTTACTTTTCACCAAACCGTATTCAACTTACTGTTAGAAACATTAAAATTGATTTTGCAACGGAGTTTATGAAGTACAATTGGTCGTTTGATATAAACGGTATTAGACAGTTATATATAAAAAATAAATGGAATTATCAATGGAACGGGAAACGATTTTATCAAAACAAATAATTTTTGACGGCAGATATGTATCATTAAAGTATAGGATATACTTATATAATAATATACGCAATTATGAAATCAAATAAAGTAAAACATACAAAGCACTTAGAGGAATGTGCTGAGTATATATTGGAAAATAAATCTGGATGGACTCAATTCACTAATTGGGCAAGGGAGAAATACGACATTAACAACAAACAAGCTAATACCTTATGGAAGGAAGCTTGGGAAATATTGTCGGCTGACTTTAGTAACAATATCAAACATACAGTAGAACAAACATTAATTGAATTAGAACAAGTCAAAGAATCAGCTATTTCAGATAATGATAGAAAAGTATGGTTAGAGGTAATCAAGTATCAAAACAAAATTAAGGGCGGTGAGATTGAAAGACAGGAAATTAAAGTACAAGGTAATGTAACATTAAGCTGGGGTAACACATTTAACCCTGAAACTGATGTAAATGAAATGTTATAATGCAAGTAGAGTTATTCTCACCACATAAAGGACAAAAAGCTATTATTGATGGTTTTGCGGACAGTTCTCATAAATTTGGAATAGTAGCAACTGGTAGGCAGTTTGGTAAATCATTATTGGCTCAAAATTTGATGCTGTATTGGTTGCTACAAAACCCAAATCAAAAAGGTGCTTGGATTACTCCGGTTTATAACCAATCAAAAAAGATATTCAACGAATTAACCAATGCATCACATCCTATTATTAATAAACAGAATAAAGCGGATTTAACCATAGAATTTATTAATGGGTCTACATTACAATTCTTATCAACAGACAATTACAATACTATAAGGGGTTTCTCATTTAATTATATGGTTATTGATGAGGCAGCATTTGTTAAACAAGATGCAATTGAACAAGCGGTAATGCCTACATTAACAGCTATTGGTAAGAAATGTTTAATTATATCTACGCCTAAAAGTAAGAATTGGTTCTATGAGTACTTTCTTCGTGGTAACACGCCTAATAACGTCTATATAGCATTTAAAGGTATAAGTCAGGACAATCCATACGTTAGTAGAGAATTTCTTATAGAACAGTATAAGTCATTACCACGTGAAATTTATGAACAAGAGTATAATGCAGAATTTTCAGATGCAGGTAATGATGTATTTACAAACTTGGATTTAGTATGTATGCTTGATGAATGGGGAATACCAAATCGAAGTGAACGCTATTATATTGGAATTGATACTGGAATATCAAATGACTACACAGTTTGCGCTATCCAAAGCGAATCTGGAAGAATCGAGAAAATTGTTAGATTTAATGGAAAATCATTTGAGGAAGCTGGAAAGACTATCATATCTGAGTGCCATAAGTGGAATGTCGTGGGAGGATTTTGCGAAACAAATGGGATTGGATTGGCCATGTGGGAACTCATCAAACCCAATATAAGAAAATGTCAACCATTCACAACAACACAAGATAGTAAAACAAAAGGCGTTCGTAAACTAATTTATGATATTCAAGAAGGTAAAATTGAATTACCATCAAAAAATCTAATGCCAGAAGTATTTAATGAAATGAGTGCTTATACATTCAAGTATGCTGCAAATGGAAACATATCATTTACACATCCTAATGGAGTCCACGATGATATTGTAGATGCTATTATGTTAGCTAACCTGGCTCGTAATGAACAAGCATTCAGTAAATCAAAATTATATATAGGAAACACAAATAAACAACAAAATAATAATACACAATATGGGATTCGAATTTAAATCAGATCAACCAGAACAGAAACTGGTTGATAGTAAAACAACATTATCAGTTAATGAACCTACAGTAATAGAGGAAAACTTAGTACAAGACATCTTTGCTGAAGGTGAGGAAGAAAAATTAGCTATTCAATTTATTGAGGAGAATGCTTTGTACACTAAATTTATGTTATGGTGCGGTATTCAAGATCAATTAAAGAAACTTAAGGATAGCTTGGTATCTGAAGAGAATTAATTATATTTACATCATAGTTGGGTTTTTGTTTACTGCCATTAATTTTACCCAACGTTTGTTTTTTGATGCATAATGGGGGGGTACGCTAATTTGCTGTCTTTCATAATATTCCATAATTCCTCCCCGCATCATTTTATCTTGTACCACTCTTAGAATAGTATTCTTTGATCGACCCTCTTGTAAGAGAGGGTTTCTTATGTTTGGCTCATCTGAAATGTGATGCTATATTAACTATATAAGAAAAAATAAAAAGTTATGAAAAACAAAACAGAAAAAGAACAAAGAAAAAATTATCATCATTTAGGAAGTCCTGATTTTATGGAAACTGAGTATAACACAGATAACTGTGAGTATATGATTTCTTTCATTGCAAATGCAAGTAACACTGTATTTTTAGGAGAAAATGTTCAACCTGGAGACGAATTATTTTTAGGTTTATCAGAAGAAGATTTTGAAAAATTAGCTGAACAAATGATTGATGCTATTGGAAATAGATTAAAACATAAATTAGAAAGGTATAATGAGTATAAAAAAATATATTATACTAAAGAATTAGATGGAAGTGATTTTGAAGATAGTAATTGGAATTTATTTAAGAATTAATAAAAATAAAAAATAATAAGTTATGTACAAGACACAATTAGTTACAACAAAAGGAGAAATTATTAGAACATTTATCTCCAGGTCACGTCCCGCTACTCAATCTGTTTCAACAATGGGAGGAGTAGAAATCAGTTATACTGATGCTGAAACAAGTTTTACTATTATAGGTAACTTTAATGTTATCGTAGAAAAAATGGATGAACAAGAATCAATTGTTAGTTTGGCCTCATAAATCATTGATGTTATATTAACATTATGAAAGAAAATAAAAAAATGGTAAACGAAACAATTAAAATCGATTTTAGTCAAATGCCAAAAGGTAATGATTCATTCACACTTGATGATGTATCAAACGGAACAGATCCAGCATTTGTATGGATGGAAGAACAATTAAAATTAGTAGACATCAATGAGTATGTAAGACAATTAAATGAATATTATATATCGAAACTGTAATTTCTAACTCATATAACTGCAATTAGGCCCCGAAAGGGGCTTTTTTGTAATTTAAAATCAAAAGCACTAAATACACATATTTATTAAAGATGGAAATTAAACTACCAGAATATATTTCAATAAGCGACTACAAGAAAATTGTATCGTTAGAGCATTTAACTGAATCAGAACAGATGCTTGCTCGTATTGCTATATTAACAAAAAATGACATCAATACAGTACGTGGATGGACAGGTGATAATATTATGAACATTACAAATCAGATAACTGATTTAGTTAATAGTACTAAACCTGAATTTTATCCCTTAATTGAATTCAATGGTAAAACATATGGTTTCTCAACATTATCTAAAATGACATTAGGTGAGTATGTTGATATAGAAAACTTATGTAAAAATGTAAATGAAAATTTATCTGAGGTAATGGCGTTAATGTATCGTGAAGTTATTAATAACAAATTTGATACATTTAAATGGAAATTAAAATCACGTGTTAAATTAGCATTAGGTAAAACAGAAGATCTATTTAAGTATTATAAGATTAAACCTTATGATTCAGATGACAGACCTATAGATGCTGATTTATTTGAAGAATTTCCAGTAAAATACCTATTAGGAGCGTTGTTTTTTTTTACGCTGATAAAGACAGAGTACTTAAAAAATACACTTCACTCTTTAACACAGAACAACGAGGAGACGAATCAGATGATGGACAAGGAAATGGAAACTCTTTTGCTAAGCATTGGGGCTGGTTTAGCACAATTTATGGCCTTAGCAAAACCAATATCCTTTCAATCACAGGAGACAAATGTATTACTGACTTAAATTTTATATTCACATTAAATTATCTGTCAATAAATCAAGATTTTAATAACGAACAAGAAAGAGCATTAAAAGAAAAATATGGAAAATAACGAAAAAGAACTAACCCCTGCTAAAAAAACAAAACCAACAGAATTTTCTTGGTTAGAAGCAGCTATTCAAGTACGTAGAAAGGATTTAAATTTCCCTGCGTTACAATCAATGTTTGAATTAAGTGAAACTGAATTACAAACAATTTTAGATAAATTAGGTCCTATAGAAGACTGTAACTGTTAATTATGAGCGACTTTCCTACCTACCAATAT